ATGGCCGCTGAGTACGACGACGGCAACGGCATGACCATCGCGCAGCTCGACCCGCCGACGACGACCGAACGCACACCCCGCTTCCGAGTCGAGCGCAGTCTCGACGCCGACGACCGCCAACACCCCTGGCTCGTGATGGACGACGACGGCGACGTGGTGAGCCGGTGGACGTGGTGGGCGATGGCGTACGGCGTGGCGCGCTACCTCGCAGGAGACAGGGCGGTGTGGGGGTGAAGCGTCAACCCGAGGCCCGGCAGTCACCGACCGGCACCATCTGGACCCGCGTTCGCTCGTGGAAGGGGCCGGGCGGGCTCGTGACCGTCGTCGTGCGCTCCAACGCTGGCGGCTTCAGTCACGTGTCGTTGCGTGAGTGGGACTCGTGGGAGCCGGTGGCGTGAGGCACGTCACGACGGACCCGGCCTGCCGCCTGCACATTCCGCCTCGCACGCGCTTCGACGTGTGGGCCGCGAACCTCGCGCGAGGGCTCACCTGCCTCGCCTGCCATCCGATCCGAGAGCTTCCCGACGACGACGAATGAGCGCCAAGCATCGCACCCCTGAGTATCAGCGCAACGCCCGCACCATCCGCAAGCGGGTGAGGGCGCAGCACGCCGCTGGCCAGGCCGTGCGGTGCTGGCGCTGTCCTCTGCCGATCCTGCCCGGCCAGCCGTTCGACGTGGGCCACCTGCCCGGTGCGGTCGGCTCATCGCTCCACGAGCTGGCACCCGAGCACCGAGGCGAGAACCGATCCGATGGTGGCCGACGAGGCGCGGCCAAGACCAACGCACGCCACGCCCCGACCGTCCCGACAACCAAGACCAAGACCTGGAACATCTAGTGAGTACTGCGACCATCGACGCCGAGTTTTTGAGTGGATCGGCCACAACTCCCGCCTCCGGCAGCAGAATCCCCCCCCTGGATTGGGAGGGGACAGAGCTTCCCGAGGACGTGGCGAAGCATCCGCTCATGGCGGTGGATGCGTTCGGCGTACCCCAAGCCTGGATCGCGCTGCGCGACCACGGCGTCGACCCGTTCGGCGTCAAGCCTCCGCCGACGCGCGAGCCTCGCGCACCGCTGGACTCGTCCGGCCTCGTCTCCAGCTATCAGTCCCGCGCGGAGTTCCTGGTGGGTGCGTGGGTCATCAACAGCATCGTCCCGAACCGCATCGCGGCGGGCGGGCTCCTGGGGAACCTCCAGCCGCAGATGTTGCGGACCGCCGACGTGCTCGGCGCGGGCGGGCCTCTCGACGCCGAGGACCCGCAGCCGGGCGAAGGGCACTTCCTCAACGCCGTCCTGGAACCGCGACGCTCAGCCAAGACGACGAGCATCTGGTGCGTCCTCATCGGGCGGTGCTGGATGCGGCCCGTCTACATGGCCGGTTACACGATGCTCACGACCGCGCAGAAGGCCGCGGAGCGTTTCAAGCTCGACGTGCGCGACCCGATCACCCGCAAGTGGCGCAACCCGAAGGACTGCCCCGTCAAGCTCAACGGCAGCAACGGCGCGCTCGGGATCGAGTTCCCGCACAACGGCTCCCGGCTGTCGATCCTCTCCCCCAATGGCGACGCGGTGCGCTCGGGCGCATATGACGTGCTCGTGATGGACGAGGCGGGCGAGGCCGAGCCCGACATGTGGGACGACATCGTTGGCGCGGTCGTGCCGTCGTTCGACACCCGCCCCGGTGCGCAGTTGATCTATGCCGGGACCGGCGGCAAGTACCGCGAGGGCTCACACTTCTGGGCGACCCTCCACGACCCCGACGCGGGACGGATCCGATACGGCGTGCCCGACGACGTGGACGAGCGGCGGCTCGAATCGTGGGAGGCCGGCGCCGGGGAACTCATCGAGCAGCTGCACCCCGGCCTGGACGGACTCACGAACCTCGCCACGGTGCGACGCAACTTCGGCATCCTCAAAGCCGTCCGGTTCGGCATGGAGTACCTGGGGCACTTCGGGCGCGCGTCCGGGAACGACGTGCTCCTGAACCCGAGCGACTGGGAGCACACGACCGGCGAGGGCGCGCCGCCCGAGGGCGTGCCTGCCGCGTCGCTCGCGTTCGCCGTTCACCCTGGCGGGCTGTGGGCATCCATCGCCGTCGCGTGGCACCTGGAGGACGAGACACCCGACCTCGCCCGAGCGGCGTGGGCTTTGGAGGGAAACGACAACGAAGCCGAGACGCCCCGCGCCGGGTTCAAGCTCATCCACCACCAGGAGGGCAACGACCGCATGGCGGCGACGCTCTGGAAGTACTGGAAGATGCTGCGCCTGCCGATCGTCTACGACGACGCGCCGCAGGAGAAGGCCATCATTGCCGACCTACTGCGCCAGGCCCGCCCGCGACCCACCGTCGAGATGGTGCGATTCGCGGAGAAGAGCGTTGCCGCAACGCGTCTCGTCAACGGCATCCGCCACAAGCGCGTCGAACACTGGGCGCAGGAGCCGCTAGACGACGCCGCCCGCATCGCCGTTCCCCGCCAGTCCGGGAAGTCCCGCCTCATCGGCGCTCCCGCGAACGACGACACCGCCGACATCACGCCGCTGGAGGCCGCTTCGCTCGCGCTCTACAAGCTCCCCGATCCCCTCAAACCCGAGTCGTTCGCGCCGATTGTTGTTGGGTAGCTACAACAACTTTCGGCGTGTCGTTGTAGGAATGTCACAGGTCTAGTGCAAGGTGTAACGCGATGTCACTTCTCACCCGCGCGGTAAACGCCCTCTTCCCCGGCGTGATCTTCCCGTGGAACACGACCACGGCCATTCAGGCGCTTGTCTACAAAGACCTGTACGGCACGAGCGACGGCGAGGTCGTCACCCGTGCCAGCGCCATGCGCGTCGCCCCCATCAAGCGGGCGCGGGCTGTCATCGTCGGACGCCTCGCGGACCTGCCGCTGGAGCTGGGCGAGATCGTTGACGGCGAGTTCGTGCCCGACGAGTCACAGCCCGCGTGGCTCACCCAGACGAAGGACATCGCCACCACGCCGTGGTACCGGTTCGCCTGGTCGCTGGATGACGTGCTCTTCACCGGCTGGAGCCTGTGGTCCGTCGAGCGCGACGGCAGCGGCGTCATCATCGACGCCGACCGGATCGAACGGGACCGGTGGCGCTTCGAAGCGTCCTCGCCCACGGGCGTCTCCGTCGCGGTCGGTGACCTCGCCTCACCGATCTGGGTGCCGATCACCGACGACCGCAGCGTCATCCTGTTCGCCGGGCCGGATGACGGGCTCCTGGTCACCGCACACGACACAATCGTCGGCTGGCGGCACATGGAGCGCGCCTGGGTCGGACGCGTCCGCAACCCGATCCCGCTCATTGTCCTGTACGAGAAGGACGCCCAGAACCCCGTCACCCAGGCGGAAGCACAGATGTACGTGGACGCGTTCGCCACCGGGCGCGTGAGCCCGAACGGTGCCATCGGGTTCCTGCCCGCCAAGATCGGGTTGGAAGTCCACGGCGAGGCAAAGGCGGACCTGTTCAACGAGGGCCGCAACGCCGCCCGTATCGACGTGGCCAACCAGACCAACCTGCCCGTCTCGTATCTCGACGGCTCCACGGCCACCGCGTCCCTGACCTACGTCACCCAGGAGGGCGACCGCCACGCGCTCGTGGACGACCTGGAGTACTGGCTCGCCCCGTTCGAGTCGCGGCTGTCCAAGCCCGACGTGACCGGCGACGCCAAGAAGGTCATTCGGGCGAACCGCTCCAACCTCACCGACGCACCCAACGACCCGCACGGCGCGACCGCGCGGGAAGCCGAGCGCACCCCCGCAGCCCCGGAGCCCACTGGAGGAAACCCCGATGCCTGACGCCCTGTTCGCCGTCGATCCCGAAGCCCGCACGGTCAGCGGCCTCCTCGTCCCGTTCGGGGAGCTGTCGCGCCCGTCCATCAGCGGCGAGCCGCCCGTGATGTTCAGCGCCGCCAGTGAACTCGACATGCCCGCCGACCCGATGGTGGCGACGCTGTACGACGACGATCACAACCGTTTCGAGCCGCGCGGGCGGGGCGTCCGCTTCGAGCGCACGGACGCCGGAATCGTCGCGACGTTCGCCGTCGCCCGCACCCCCGAGGGAGACGCGCTTCTGGAGCGGGCGCAGCGGGAGCCGAAGCCGCGCCTCAGCGCCGAAATCAAGGGGCTCGTGCGACGCGGCCAGGAAGCGATCCGCGGCGCAATCACGGGAGCATCCGTCACCGACAACGGCGCGTTCGCGAGCGCGGCCCTGTTCTCCGCCGTGGGCGACGTGATCGAAGAGCCCGCCCCGACGACTGAGCAGAATGCTCAGGCCGGCGGCGCGAGCTCGCCCGCCGGCGTGAGCAATGTGCTCAACGACACGACCCCCGACCCGTCCACCACCACCCAGAACCCCGAAGAAAGCGAGACACCCGACATGGGCAACATCGTTCCGGGCGGCGCGCAGAACCCGCCCGCCCTCACCGCCAACGGCCTGTTCGCCGCCGTCGCCCAGGCGCGCACGAGCCCCGAAGCGCTGAAGCCGTACGCCGCAGGCTCGGCGCTGTTCGCCATCGCGCCGATCAACCAGTCGGGCCCGAGCGGCGCGACCATCGGCCAGGACACCGAGCAGGTGCGATACCTGGGCGAGCTGTGGCAGCGCCAGCCCTACCGCCGCCGCTTCGTGCCCCTGCTCGCCACGGAGACGCTGACCTCCCACAAGGCGGTCGGCTGGAAGTGGGACTACGACAACGGGAAGAACCCGCAGGTGGGCGACTACGCGGGCAACACCCAGGAGGTCCCGTCCAACCCCGTTGACACCGTCCAGGTGTCGGTGGACGCGCAGCGCATCGCCGGTGGTCACAAGATCGACCGGCGTTACGTGGACTTCAACGACCAGGCCGTCATCGCGTCGTACTTCCGGGAGCAGACCGAGGACGTCGCGCGCAAGACGGACCTGAAGGCCCTGGCGACCATCGTCGCCAACGCGACCGCGCTGGACGTGACCGGCCTGCCCGCCCCGTCGGCGGACCCGGACACGGTGGCTCCCGGCCTGGTCGCCGTGGTGGATGCCGCGCTCCAGGTCATCGGGACCGAGAACATCCCGTCGTACGGGCTCGTGGCCCCCGAGCTGTGGCGCGAGATCATCCTCCGCCCGAAGGACGCCACGCTGGAGTACCTGCGGGCGGCGTTCGGCCTGGAGGACGGCGAGGTCGCGAACTTCCGCCTCCTGCCCGCCAACGTCGGCGCGGGCAAGGTCATCGTGGGCGCACGCGAGGCCATCACCTGGTACGAGCTGGGTGGCGAGTCCCCGATCCGCGTGGAGGGCATCGACCCGCACCACGGAGCCATCGACCCCGCCGTGTTCGCGTACTGGGCCGCCATCGCAAACAACAAGCTGGCGGTCGTCTCCGTGGACGTGGCGACCTACGGCACCGCTGGCGCGGGCGCGTAAGACCGGGAAGGGGCGTACGCGATGCATTGGCTCACATCAGAGGACACGGACGTGCTGTCCGTTCTGTGGCCCGACTCGTCGGGGATCATGAACGACGACGTACTGAACATCTACCTCGCCGCCGCCAAAGCCGCGTGCATCGCGTACGCCCCCGCCCTTCCCGCAGGTCAGACCGAGATCCCCGGTGAGTGGGTGCTCGCGCAGGCGATGCAGGCGCGCAACATCTACAACGCCGGGCACGCGTCCCCCTCGGGCGGCTTCGGTGACCCCGAGTACGGGCTCACATCGTTCCCGCTCGACTGGCAGGTGAAGCAGTTGCTTCGCCCCCAGATGGGCGTGGGGGCCATCGTATGACCGCCCTTCGCAAGATCATCGAAGCCCAGTTCCGGGAGGACTGGGCCGACATCGCCGCGCTGGCTGGCGCTCGTGTCATCGCGACCGAGCGCCAGCTAGACGACGTGACCACGCTCACCGCCCTCATCAAACAGAAGAGCGTGGGCCGCAACCCGCAAGCGCCGAAGAGCCACCGCAACGTCGGCATGATCCTCACCATCATCAGCGCCCGTCAGGACCCCGACATGGCGCAGGACGAGCTAGACGAAGTGCTCCCGGCAGTACTCGACTACCTGGACCCCCGCTACGCCCACGAGGAAGCCACCGCCGTCGGCTGGACCAACTCACGCCTGGCGTACGACATTCCGTTCACCGTCATCGCGGCCAAGACCGCGCCCAACCCGCAGGAGGCATAGTGCCCAACGTCCCCGCAGCGCCGTTCTACATGTACGACGTGAACGTCCAGATCGGTGCGGACACGTACCAGGAAGCACTCACGTCCGTCCTTCTCACGCCCACCACACCCAAAGCCACGTTCAAGGGGCTCGGGAAGAACGTTCACACGTTCGTCGGGACGCCGACGTGGGTGGCAGGGCTCACGTTCGCGCAGGACTTCACGAGCGCCGTGAGCCTGCACAAGACCCTTCACACCGCCGACCCCGGCACGGAACTCGAGCTGAAGCTCACCCCCGTCGCAGGTGGCGAGACGGTCACCGTGACCATCCTCACCGAGCCCGGCGCGATGGGCGGCGATCTGGAGACGGTGCCGACCGCCGCTGTCTCGCTCGGCGTGAAGGGACAGCCGGTCCGTTCCGTCGCCTGACCTGTCAGGTATCGCCTGACAGCCGAACAGCGCACAAGGGGAAGCCGATGCGATTGGACGTGAAGAAAAGCCGGGAGCTTCAGGCGGCAATCTTCGCGATTCGTTCTCTCGACAGCACCCTCGCAAAGTTCATTCGGCAGCAGACGAAGCGCATCGCACAGCCCGAGTGGATGCGCGCCCTCCTGCGGCGCGCATCCACCGTGCTCGAAATGCGCGTCCTGTCACAGACGGCTGTCGTCACCGTCAGCAACCAGAACGTCCGGGTTCAGTCCGCGAGCAAGGGCCGACCGCTGTCGGGCGGACTGAACCCGAAGGTGGACTACCCCGCCGTCGAGTTCGGCGTGACCCCGAAGCGCACCACGTACGAGCGAGTGAGCCCGAAGGGCAACAGGCACCGCGTGACCCGAACGACCGGCACGGCCATGAAGTCACGCAACGCGAAGGGGTACGTGTTCTACCCCGCCGCACGAGAGATGGTCCCTCGCCTCGCCGCGCTGTGGGTTCAGACCGTCGTCCGCACAATCGCCACCGCATTCGAAGGGAAGCAGGAATGACCGGGCTCAGCCTTGACATCGCCGCGAACACCCGCGCCGCCCAGTCGAACATCCGCGACCTGGGGAAAGCGCTGGACGACACGTCCGACGCGCTGGACGACGTAGCCCGCGACAGCGGCCGCAGCGCCGACAAAGTGGAGGCCAGCTTCCGCGACATGGTGCGAGCCAGCGAGCGGGCCGGGCGCGACATCGCTTCCGACGCGAAGGACGCCGCCGCGAAGGTCGGACGGGAGTACAGCGACGCCGCGCGTGACGCGGGCCGCGACATCACAAAGGGCGTCGGCGACGGACTGCGAGGCGCGAAGGACGAAGCCAAGCAATCGGGCCGCGAGGCGGCGGCGTCGTTCTCGGGTGAGTGGGAGGACGCCGCAAGCTTCGTTCAGGAGACGATGGCCAACGCGTTCGAAGGATTCGGACCGATCGGTGCCGCCGCAGGTATCGCCGCCGCTGTCGGACTCGGGGCCGTCACAGCCGAGATTGACCGCCAGAACGAGAAGGCCGACGCGCTGCGCGAGCGGCTTGCCGGTGTCTATCGGGAAGCCGCCGAGGAAGGCCGCTCGTACATCGACACGGCGCAGGTCATCGCGGAAGCCAACGACCTCATGTTCAACAAGGACCGGGCCGAAGAGTGGAAGCAGCTCCAGGCGGACGCCAACCGGCTCGGGCTGGACACCTACACCATCATCGCGGCGAACACGGGCGAGCGCGGAGCGCAGGAGGAAGTACAGAAACGCATCCTCGCGCTCTGGGACGAAGAGCTGTCCAAAGCGTCCGACTCCAGCAGCATCGTCGGCAATGTCGGCCAGTCCGTGGCGGGCCTGAAAAACCGGTGGGACGAAGTCATCACGACCACCGAAGAGCAGCAGGCGAAAGTCAGGGAGCTGCAAGCCGTGCAGGCCGCGTCCGAGGAGGCGCAGCGCGAGCAGATCGACCGCACGGCGCGCGCCGCGCAGGAGCGCTACGAGGGGCTGGCGGCACAGTACGGCAACCCCATCACGGCGCAGGTGCGATACGAGGTGGACGACTCAGCGGTGCGGAACTACAAGCCTCCGACAATCCGCGGCACCCTCCGGCTTTCGCCCCGACTCGACCAGGCGGTGTGACTCATGGCAACCATCACGGCAACCAACGGCGCGGGCACCACGTCGCCCCTTGAAGTGCTCGGGTACGAGACGAACCGCGAGAGCCGCAACATCGTCCACGACCTCATCGACGGCGGCATCGCCGTCGCGCTCATCAGCCCGCGCCCGCGCTCGGGTGAACTCCGCTTGCTCTACCCCAACGAGGCCGAGGCGTGGGCGTCTCTCGCGCTGCACGCTCAGGAAACGTCGTTCGCGCTCATCGACGGGGACGTGCCCGCCGTGGGCATGACGTACGTCGTCGCGCCCGGCAGCGTGCGCCTGACGCTCGACCCCGAGACCAACGCCGCATGGACCCTCACCGTGCCGTACCAGGAGATCGAGCCGTGAGCACTCGCCTCCTGCGCCCGCAGGCCGAGGCCAGCATCAGCCCCCTGCCCATGTCGTTCCCCGAGCAGCAGTTCTACTACTGCGGCTTTGAGGACGGACTGGACGGGGCCACAAGTGCCGGCGGGCTCACTACCGAGCGGGCGCACACCGGAACCCACTCCGTCCTGGATTCCTGGTCCCGTGACTTCACCGGCCTGGAGTATCCGCACGACCAGGTCGTCTACGCGTGGTTGTACGCGACCACGGCCCAGACGGTGACCCTGACGTTCAACGACTGGGAAGACACCATCGGGATTCCCTCGCAGTCGTTCGCCATCCCTGCCGGGCAGTGGGTCCGGGTGCGCGCCGCTTTCGAGACGATGCTCAGCCGTCAGGCACGCGCCGTCATCTCGAAACACTGGAGCGCCCCTGCGGGAAGCCTGTTCATCGATGACGTTGCCCTTGCGCGAGCGGCCTACGAGGGAACGGGTGCGGTCACCGTGAGCGCGTCAGGCGGCGACGTGACGCTTGATGCGGGTGTGGCACCGTACGGCACGGCCACCGTCAACCTGCCCCTGATCGATGAGGGCGACATCGAGAAGGTGGACCCCCGAGACAACCTCCGGGTGACCCTCAACGCGCGCGTGGACGACGACGAGCCCCCGCGTGTATTCAACCTCGGGTTGCGGTCCCGTGAGGTAGACCACAAGGCCCGCAGCATCACCCTGGAACTCGCCACCGACGAAGCGATGGCGATGGACTACGCGCCGCTGGAAACGGACCTCGGCGCGTTCGCTCACCAAGCGAGCCTCCGTGCGGTGTGCAACTACGCCCTGGGCAAGATCGGTGCCAGCCTCGCGCCCGGTGCATGGGACGCCGACGTGACCACGCTCACTGACGCAACGAACCTCATGACCAACGGCGCTGCGCGGGTGAACATCAACGGCTGGACCGGCACCGGTACGATGTCGCGCCTGACGGGGCTGGCAATCCCCGGCCTGCCGGGCGTGACCACCGCCGTTCGCTGCGCGAAGACGGGCGCGGACACGGGCGGGCTGTACTACCAGTCCGACTCGATCGAACCGTTCACGCTCATCCAAGCGGGCAAGACCTACGCCGTATCAGCGTGGGTGCGGTCGTCCGTCCAGAAGTCTGTCCGCCTCAGCGTGCAGATGCGCAACACGTCCGGCGCGCAGGTGTCCCCGAACATCGACGGCCAGACCAACGTCGTGCCTGCGGGGCAGTGGCGGAAGCTCACGCTCACCTTCACCGCGCACGCGGGCGCCGCGCGACTCGGCGTCTACTCCTACCTGGCAGCCGGGTCGTGGGCCGCAGGCAACACCTACGACATGACCGGCGTCGCGGTGCGCGAGCTGGACCCCCGGCCCGGCGTAGACAACTTCGACTTCTTCGACGGTGCCAGCGTCAACACGGCGAACTACGCCTATGCGTGGACCGGCGCGGCGGGCAACTCGTCGGCAACGCGAACCGCGCTCGTGGACCGCTCGCCTGAGCTTCTGATCTGGGAGCCGGGAGTGTCGGCCTGGAAGTTCCTGGAGCCGATGACCTCGGCGGCGGGCCTGCGCCTGTTCTGCGACGAGACGCGCACCTGGCGGCTCATCGACCCGTCCGAATACAGCGTGCCCGGGCGCATCTCCGTCGCCGGGTGGAACGCGACAGAGGGCCGCGACACCATCAGCCGCGACGACCCGAACATCTACTGCACGGGCGTCGTCGTCCGGTACCGCTGGCGCGGGGCGGACGGTCAGTCATACGAGAAGCTCGACAGCGCAGGCGCGCCGGGCCTGGTACTCGAATGGCTCTACGAGCGCCCCTATCCCGGACCCGGCGCAGCCGCCGCCATCCTCGCCCGCCGATCCGGTCAGGGCCGCGTTCAGGACGTGACCGCGCTGGCCGACTACAGCGTCACGCCGAGCGTGGAAGCGTCCATCAGCCTCCCCGGAACCGTCGACCAGGTGGGCCGCGCGGCGTCCGTCACGTGGGGGCTGACAGACGGCCTCATGCGCCTGGGCACGCGCGGCCTGGTGGATGCGCCCCCCGACTCGTGGATCGGTTGGGACCCCGAGCAGGAATGGGCCGAGGTCCCGGACGCCGTGACATGGGAATCGCTCGGAGCTTAGACAGGAGGACACATGGCCGTTGGAGACGCCGCCGCAGCAGCAGGACTCCCGCTCGTACCGGACACGGGCGAGGACGGGAAGGTGAAGTGGGGCGCGCGGGAGATCAACCGCACTCGCGATGAGGTCGCGGACGTGATGACCTCGCGCGCGCGCTCCAAGGTGAGCAGCACCCCGCCCGCCTCGCCGCAGGTGAACGACCTGTGGTTCGAGCCGATCTGACGCGCCCGTGACCGATCGCATTTCGTCGTACCACACGCTTCCCGCAACGACGTTCTATCTGGAGTCCGACCCGATCCAGGTGGACGCGGCCAACAACCGGACGCTCGTGCGCAACCGCCTGCGCGCCATGAATGGGCCGGGCGGCTCAACGGGCTCCGTGTACGGGGGCAGTGGCGTCCAGATCGGCTATATCGCCGGGCCTGTCATGGGATGGTCCGAGTTCGGGCGGCACTCAGGAACTCCGTTCCTGCCGTCTGGGTATCCCAACGGGGCGACCCGGTGGAATGACGGTCCGTTCGACGTGTGGGTGGGCCACGACGGCAACGGCAACGCCACCGTCAGCCTGCAGATGTCGCTGGAGTACGGCAACGTGCGGACCTACCCCCAAGCGACATACGACCTGGGGCGCATCGCACGAGCCCCCGGCGCGCCCGGCAAGCCCGTCGTATCCAACATCGGGCCGGTGAGCGTGAGCCTCGCGTGGACGAACGCTCCCCGAGGACACGCCGACGTGCGGTCCTACCAGTGGCAGATGGCTACCGACGCGGGCTACGCCGCCACGGTGGCCGCGCCCGAGGTCGGGCTCGTCCTGTCCGACAACACCGCCAACGATGTCACGCTCACGCCCGGCACGCGGTACTGGGTGCGGGTGCGGGCGTGGAGCACGGACGGTTGGGGCGCGTGGTCTGAGAGCGCCACGTTCGAAACCCTCAGCGGCGGGCGCGCCTGGGACGGCACCCAGTGGCGCAACTGCCGCGTGCGCGTCTGGGACGGCACCCAGTGGCGCAACTGCCGCGTGCGCGTCTGGGACGGCACCCAGTGGCGCAACACCCGATAACCACACACGAAGGGAGTGGCCATGCTCTGGCCCAACGGAACACGAACGAAACCGCCCGTCTCGCGCGGCGGTAAGTACGGCGACGCGCGCGGAGGCAACCGCCGCCACGCGGGAACCGACTTCGTCGGATACGCCGACCTGCGCGCCATCCTGGGCGGCACGGTGACCCTCGCCGGGCCGTTCAACAACGACGCCGGGCACGCCGTCGTCATCGACACGAAGCTCCCCGATGGGCGCACGGTGACCGTCTGCCGCTTCCATGTCGAGCCCGGCACCATCGCCGTTCGGAAGGGGCAGCAGCTCGCGGAAGGCGCGTACCTCGGCAAGATGGGCGACAGCGGCAACGCCACGGGCAACTGTGACCACGTGGAGATTCGCTTCTGGTCAAACGGGAGCTTCACGACGGTTGACCCGGAAGTGTGGATCGCGGCGCAGATGGGCGGCGCACCCGCGTTCCCGCTCCCGCCTGGCTACTACTTCGGGCCGCGCGAGCCGCTGTCGAACAAGCGCAGCGTCTCGGGCTACTTCAGCCACCGCGCGGACCTGAAGCGCTGGCAGCAGCGCATGAAGGAGCGCGGCTGGCCCATCACGCCTGACGGCCTGTACGGCGACGAGACGGGCGACGTGGCCGAGGCATTCCAGCGAGAGAAGGGACTGACCCCGGATCGGCTCATCGGCCCCGCCACGTGGGCCGCAGCGTGGACCGCGCCCATCACGTGAGCGACGCGCTCAGTATCGCCGTGGTGACCGTGCTCGGCGTCGTCCTCGCGGGCGTCATCGCTGGCATGGTCACCCTCGCCATCGCCCTCGTCCGATGGCACGCCGACAACCGTCGGCTATGGCTCTGGAATCGGCAGCTCGTGGACCACATCTACCGAGGTTCACCGCCGCCTCCGCCGCCCCCGCCCACCGAGTTGTTCGACTAAGGAGAGAGAACCGATGACCAACACGACCCCCAAGACACGAGCTGAGGCGCGAGCCCTGCGCCGAGCGAAGGCGAGCAACGTGCTCCGTCCCGGCTTCCGGCGCTGGGCCTATGGCGTCACCGCCGCAGCGGTCGGCGTCGCCGTGTTCGCCGGGTGGCTTCCGCCCGAGGCGTCGCCCGTGATCGCGCCGCTTCTCATGGCCGTGTTCTTCGTGGACGAGCGCGGAGAACCGAAGCCCGTTTCCGACGCGGGCTGAGCAGAATGCTCAGGCCGGCCTCGCTCGAGCAGCCGCCGGCATGAGCAGAATGCTCAACGCGCCGCCCGTCCTCACTCCGAGGGCGGGCGGTGCGTCGTTGCGCGGATGGCGTGGGTAACGGCCAGCCGAATCACCACGTACAGCGCGAGAACGCCGACGCCCGCCCCGAGGATTGACCACACGACAACCGAGAACTCATCCATAACGGCAGATCCTATCCAGACGCGGCAGCGAGCGAGCGACCGCCCCGACTCGCGCTCTCCAGTACGGCCCGCTTGCGGTCGTCGGGCAGCTTCACGTACGTACGGACCATCGACAGGTTGGCCCAACCCATCAGATCGGCCACCACGTACGGGTCACCATCGGCGGCGACCCAGAACCGAGTGGCGGCACGGTGCCGCAGCTTGTGAATCGTCCAGTGGCCATCCAGCAGCCGGTTCACGCGGAAGCCGAGCCACCGCGCCGACACGTGGCCATCATCATCGCCAGGGAAGAGAAAGCCGCGCCCGTTCGGCAGCTCGTCGACGAGCTGCAAGAGCGCCCGCGCCATCGCCCGCGTGAGCGGAACCTCGCGCAGCTTGCCGCCCTTGCCGTGGACGACGAGATCGTGTCCGACGAGCGTTTCCACGATGTCGGATGAGTGGATGCACGCTATCTCAGCGCGACGTAGGCCGTGCTCTGCGGCTAGGTCGATCCACACCGCCTCAATCGGCGTCGCGCGCACGAGCGCTTCCAGGTAGACCCGATCCGGCACAGGGCGGGGCCTCGGGTCCGTTGGGCGGACTCGGGCTAGCGCGGCTGTCGGGTCCACTGCGACCCGCCCAGTGTCACGCGCCCATCCATAGAACGCCGCGAACGTCGCGCGTCGGCTCCTGCGGGTTTCCATCGCCCAGTTGTGCGATGCCATGAACGCCGCGAGGTCATCGGTGGTGACCTCCCACGGCCCACACCCGATGCGGGCCGCTAAGTGCGTCAGATGTTGCCGTCGTGTGTATGTCGATGTGGCGCGGATGCCCCCCGCAAGTTGCGCCGTGATGAAGTCTTCGACCGCTTGGCCCCAGTCTTCGCGATCTGACTTGCCCCCGTAGTTCAATCTCTCCCCCGGTGTCAAGGTCATGGGCCGGTCAGTTCGTACCGGCTAACCTACGCGCCCCAGATCGGCTCCCAAAGCCGAACACGCGTCAAGTGTTGGAACCGTTACGCGCTCACCGCGAACGTCTGGCACCACTCACAGCCCTTGCCAGCGCAAGCGCACGGGGCGGGCTTCGGTACGGCGGTAGGCCGGTCGGTGTAGCGCTCCTGAGCGCTCTGACGGGTGATGCCGAGGGCGGAACCGATGTGCGCCCACGAGCGGCCACGAGCCCGCTGGCCACGGATGCCGACGCGGATGGCGTCCTCCACGGCGTCGCGCAGAGCCACGAGTTCGGCCAACTCGAATTCGTCGGCGTCCGCGACCCGCTCGCCAGCGGCCCGAATGAACCGACGGGCGGCTGAGAGAAATTCCATCGTCTCGACCTCGCGGCGGGCTCGACGGGCCATCACTGCACCCCGTCCGAGTACTCGAAAACGCTGTCAGGCCATTCCTGACACGTGACGAGACGCCAGAACGCGGCGTCACGGTCGTGCCAATCGCACGCGCATTCGTACTGGCCGCAGTAGGGGCACCGGGGGAACACGAACGGCCCGCTTTCGCGGGCCGTGGTGCTCTGTCTCAACTCAGAGCGCGCCCGGAGAGACTCGAACTCCCAACCTTCTGATCCGTAGTCAGATGCTCTATCCATTGAGCTACGGGCGCGTGGTTCCGCTCTCGCGCAAACCGACGTCCAGAATACCCCACGCCCGCGGCGGGCGCGAATCGAGAGGGCGGATGCCGCATCCCGGGCGCGGCGCGGCCTCAGGTGTCCAGTTCACTCAGATCGACGCCGGATGCCCGCGGGGCGGCTGCCGGGTCGGTGGATCCTCCCCCGGCGGCATCCTCAGCCGCATCCTTGCCCCCACCCCGGCGTCGGACGGCGGCCAGGCGCGGCAGGTCGACCAGGCGGATGGACTGCATGCGTGCCGTGCGCATCTTCTCGTAGTCGGGGTCGAGGTCAGGACGCATGCCTTCCACGTGCAGGCGCCGCTGCAGGTTCGCCTCGACGTCCCCCCAGGCCGCGTCGCGGGACTGCTCCACCAGGGTCCTCACGACGTGCGGGTCGTCGGCCATGCGGCGCAGCTCCTTCGCGACGCCCACGTACTGGCGGTGACGCTTGCGCAGGTTCCGCATGTCGCGGTCGCGGTAGTCGTGCGTGCCGCTCGGATCCGAGAACTTCCCCCACGCCTTCTTGCGCTGCCGCTTCGCAAGCTCCGCCGCCTGCTCCTGCTCATGCGCGAGTGAGAGGAGCGTCTCGCGCGCGAACGGCGTGAACGCGGCGACCTCGAACTGCTCGCCATCGGCGATCGTGCCGACGAGGATCCGGTTGCGGACAGCCAGGCGCGCGGCCGCGGACGCGATGGACACACCCTCGGCGATCGCCTCCGCGGTCTTGCCCATCGCACCTCCTTCGAAAAGGCTAGCGTCCGCGCGCGCCGCGTGAGTGGACGAGAATCGTTCACGCTGGTCAGAGGCGACGAGAGGCAGGGCGATGGCGAGGATGCGGCCGCTGGATGTGCGCGGACGGACGACGGTCATCACCGGTGCGGCTGCGGGGATGGGCGCGGAGGTCGCGCGCGAGCTCGCCCGCCGCGGCGCCCGCGTGGCGCTGGTGGACCGAAACCCCGACGGACTCGCCGAGACGGTGGCGAGCCTCGTCGGCACGGGCCACACCACTCATGTCGTCGATCTGACCGATGACGCCGCGGTGACAGCGCTGGCCGCCGATGTGGAGGCATCGCACCCGCACGTGCAGGCCCTCGTCACATGCGCCGGCTCGTCGATGCTCGGAAGCTTCGAGCAGCTCACGATGGACGAGATGCGGTGGCTCATGGACGTCAACCTCTGGGGCACGGTCAACGTCACCAAGGCGCTGCTCCCGGCGATGCTCCGCGAGCCGGCCGCGCACATCACCCATCTCGTGTCGATCTACGCCCTGGCGGCGCCCGCGGGGCGGATCCCGTACGCGATGAGCAAGTTCGCGGTGCGCGGCTTCACCGAGGCGCTGCGGCATGAACTCGAGCGGACCACCGTCTCGGTCGGCGCGATCTACCCCGCCGGGGTCAGAACGGGCATCATCCTCCGCGGCCGGTACGCCGCCGCCATCGACCCCGCCATCGCGCAGCGCGCCGCCCAGGCGCAGGCCGCGATGTACCACACCGAGCCGGCGGACGCCGCGGCGCGCATCGTGGAGGCGACCGTGCGACGGCATGCTCGCACGATGATCGGGCGCGAGGCGCGTCTGGTCGACGTGCTCACCCGGGTCGCGCCCGCAGGGTACTGGACCGCGATGCGCCGGCCGCTGCGCGCCGCCACCGACACCACCTCGCCGCTCCGCTGACGAGGTCTCCGCGCGTCCCACCGACCCACGCCCCCGCTAGCAACGGCCGCCAGCGTGCGCAAGCCCCCTGACGGGGTACTCAGCAGACCCCTAGCTTCTAGTCAGGATCGTTCACGGAGGGAGCACCGAATGGGTTTCATGGACGACGCCAAAGAGACCGCGCAGGCCATGGGCGAGAAGGTCAAGGACGCGTGGGAGGACACGACCGACCGGATCGGCGACAAGGTCGACGAGATGAAGGCGGATGCCGAGGTCCGCAAGGCGGAGGCCGAACGCGACTCGGTGAAGACACGCAACGACATCAAGGAAGACCTTCGCGACGAGACCTGA